AAAAGTTAAAGCATCACTACCCGTTGGTAAATGGAATGCACAATGGATGCAGAACCCAACAGCAGAAGAAGGAGCCATATTAAAACGTGAATGGTGGAACGTGTATGATAAAGAAGATATACCACCCTTACAACACGTGATACAGTCTTACGATACAGCATTTCTTAAAAAAGAATCTGCTGATTATTCGGCTATAACCACATGGGGTATCTTCTATCCAGATGAAGATAGTCCAGCTAATCTAATACTATTAGATGCCATCAAAGGTAGATACGAGTTTCCAGAACTTAGACGTATTGCCTTACAACAGTATGACTATTGGAAACCTGAGTCTGTTATCATTGAGTCAAAAGCATCTGGACTTCCGCTGACATATGAGTTAAGACAGATGAATATACCGGTGATTAATTTCACCCCTAGCAAAGGTAACGATAAACATGCTAGAGTGAACGCCGTAGCCCCTCTTTTTGAGTCTGGAATGATATGGGCGCCAGATCAGAAATTTGCAGAGGAGGTGGTTGAGGAATGCGCTGCATTTCCAAACGGAGATCACGACGACCTTGTGGACTCTACAACACAAGCCATCATGCGCTTTAGGCAGGGCGGATTGATTAAGCACCCTGAAGATTACGTAGACGAACAAAAAGACCCTAGACCGAAGAGGTATTATTAGTATGAAATTTATTTTAATGGGTTTACTTAAAAGGTTTAGAAAAGACTTTGGACGTGAGCCAACATTTGGTGAACTTACAAGATTAGGTGAGCAAGCAAAACAAATAGAGCGAGCAGATAAAGTAGTTCCATTTCCCAAAGATAGAATCACAGATCCATTTACACCAAGACCAGAACCTAAAATAAAATCTAAAAAACCTGAGACAGAAGCAGAGATGAAAATTAGAATGAATAGAGAAAACAAAGAAGCTGTAGAAAATTTTAAGAAAAAATTTAAAATGGATGATCCTGATAAAATGGCAGGCGGTGGTCTTGCAGGTTTTGCTGGCGATCAAAGAGAGGGGATTATGAACATGATGCCTATGATGTTTGATGAAGGTGGACCAGTAGATCCAGGTAGAAGAAAATTTATAAAAATTTTAGGAGGACTAGCAGCTATACCTATTCTTGGTAAATTTATTAAACCTACTATGAAGGCTGCTCAGAATCCAGAGGTAGCTAGAAGATTCTCAGGTGTACCAGCGTACTTTACTAAACTTGTAGAGAAAATTAAAACGTTTGGTGAGGAAGCACCAGAGCTTACAACTATTGAAAGAGAAGTTGGTAAAAAATACAAAGACTATGAACTTGTAGAAGATTTAACGTCTGGAGATATTATTGTTAAGAAAAACAAACAGGGTGGTGCAATGATAGGAGATGAATATGAAACAGGTGTCGTTCAAGAAGAAGTCATGGCCTACAGTCCGCGTAAATCTACAGAGGACGGAATTATACCAGAACAGTATGAAGAGGTAACAGCAAGACCATCAGGACCTGATTATGATAATATGGATGATGCTACAGATGGTTTAGATAGTCTTGATGAAATTTTAGAAGAGGTTGGAGAAAGATCTAAAAAAGCAGGCGGAGGCCTAGCTTACATGCTAGGAGAATAATGAAGTCATACAAAGACTATCAACAGATGATGGCGCATCTTATGCGTCAGGGCTACAACAAAGGCGGATACGTTAGATCAAAAGTTAGAAGACCCATAACAACAGAAGAAGATAAAGCAGCAAAACTTATGTATGGTAAGTCTATGGAAGAACTTTCCATTGGAAAAAGAACTGAAGTTCGAGATAGAATTAAAAAAAAGAAAGTTGATCCTGTTACATTTCAAGAATATCTAGATGATTTTAAAAAAATGGCTGCGGACCCAGATTACAAACCAAAGTTTGTAAAACCTCTAAAAGGGGTAGGGAGTTCAGCTCAACGAGATAGAGCAAGAGCAGAAGCTAAAAAAACTATTGAAGGTTTTGAAAGTAAATTTCTTAAAAATGTTGCTAAAAGAAAAAGAATTAAAATGAAAGCTGCCATGGAGGCAGATCCAGAAAGAAAACAAAGAGAGATGGCTAAAAAAGCTGAACGTAGAAGACAAAGAAGAGTAGCAAAATTAAGTGATAAAGTTAATTTAACTCAAAGAGAAAAATTATTAAATTTTGAACAGTCTTTAATAACAAGGCAGCTTAATGATAAAATAAAAGCTAATCCAAATATTATCTTAAAAAATGAAAAGCTTTTAGATAAATTATCTACGACAGTAGATAGTGAGGGTAATATTATAAAATCTAAACCCACTATTTATGAATTAGAAAAAAGAGGTTTGTTTGAAATAGAACATCAAAGAGACGTGCGTAAAGCTGGAGCCATGAAAGATTTTCCATATAATAGAAATCCTATTCTAGGACCACATAATAGATCAGGTGGATTTAAAGATATGGCTGAAAAGTTTATTGAAAAAAATCCTGATCCTAAAAATCCTAAAGTTAAAAATATAATTAAAAAAGCAGAAGAATTAAAAATTACTTTACAACCTAATGTCCCTAAAGGAACCTTTGAAACAAAAGGGTTAGGATACAAGCAACCCACAAATCCTACAGGAAAATTTGTTTCATATGCAGAGTCTTATTTACCAGAACTTGTGGATGATAAAATTGGTATGGCTGGTTATACAAAAGACAGAAAAATGTTAGAGCAAGGTTTAAAAGCCACTAGAAAAATAGGATCTTCAGGCCCAACACTTGGTGCTAATTTAGGTTTATTAAAAGGCGTTGGTGAAACATTGAAAGCAATACCAACTCCTACAGGAGCTGTAGCTTTGAATCTAGCTTTTCAACCAGATTTATCTAGCGGCATAGATAGAGCTGCACTAGGTGCAGAGGCTGCTTTTGCACCAGAGCTTGTTAGACAAACGAGCAGACTTAGTTCAGCACCGATCGTACAAAGATTTTTTAACTTAGGTTTATCGCCACAACTTGCAGCAAGAGCTGCAAGAATAGCGTCACCAATTGGTATTGCAACTTTAGCGGGAGAAGGAATTTACCAGTTAGGTAGATTAGGATTAGAACAACAAAGAAGAATGCAAGAGATGACACCAGAGCAAAGAAGATTGTTCGATGCAGAGCAACAAAGTATATCAGAGTTTTCTGCAGCTGGTGGAGGAATAGCTAAATTAGCTGGTAAAAGATCAGGACCAGCACCAGAATCAGGACCTACGCCACAAGGCTTGGATTTTTTAATGAAACGTGGTAGATAATCATAGGAGTTTAAATGGCAGATATAGACAAAGGACTTCCTAACACTCGTACCGAGGTCAAAGTTCCGAGCGAAGAGATCGAGGTAAAGGAAGAGATCAAAGAAAAATTACCAGTTGAAGTTACACCTGAAGAAGACGGTGGTGCAACTATTGACTTTGAACCAGGTGCAATAAATATACCTGGAACAGAATCTCATTTCGATAATCTTGCAGATATTTTACCTGATGATGTTTTAAATCCAATCGGTAATGAAATGAAAACAAATTACATGGACTATAAAATGTCCAGAAAAGATTGGGAAAAATCTTATACAGATGGACTCGATCTATTAGGTTTTAAATACGAAAATAGAACAGAGCCTTTTCAAGGAGCTTCAGGTGCCACGCACCCTGTGCTAGCAGAGGCTGTCACACAGTTCCAAGCTACAGCATACAAAGAATTATTACCAAGTGATGGACCAGTGAGAACACAGATACTTGGAAACCCTACGCCTGCAAAAGAACAACAAGCACAGCGTGTTAAAGATTTTATGAATTATCAAATTATGGATCAAATGAAAGAGTATGAACCAGAGTTTGATTCTATGTTATTTCATTTACCATTAGCAGGATCTACATTTAAAAAAGTTTACTATGATTCTATGTTAGGTAGAGCAGTTTCAAAATTTGTACCTGCGGATGATTTAATTGTGCCTTATACAGCAAATAGTTTAGACGAAGCAGAATCAATAATTCATGTTTTAAAAATATCCGAAAATGATTTAAGAAAACAACAAGTAGCTGGTTTCTACTCTGATGTAGATTTAGGACCACCTGCAGTATCTGTAAATGATGAAGTTTCAAAAAAAGAAAAAGAATTAGAAGGCACAACTAAATCAGGTAAACAGCAAACTATGTATACTCTTCTTGAGTGTCATGTTGATTTAGATTTAGAAGGCTTTGAAGATATTGGTCCAGATGGTGAGCCATCTGGTATCAAGCTACCTTATATCGTAACAGTCGATGAAGGTAGTCAAACAGTTCTTTCGATACGAAGGAACTATGCGCCCAATGATCCAAAAAAACAAAGGGTCCAATACTTTGTCCACTTTAAATTTCTGCCAGGACTAGGATTCTATGGATTTGGATTAATACACATGATTGGCGGATTGAGTAGAACTGCAACAGTCGCTCTCCGCCAATTATTAGATGCAGGAACTTTGTCGAATCTACCTGCTGGTTTTAAACAAAGAGGCGTAAGAGTTAGAGATGAAGCATCACCAATTCAACCTGGTGAATTTAAAGACGTGGATGCCCCAGGAGGCAGTCTTAGAGATGCTTTCTACCCTCTACCTTATAAGGAACCATCACAAACTTTGTTAGCGTTGATGGGTATTGTTGTACAGGCTGGTCAAAGGTTTGCTGCAATATCTGAACTACAGACAGGAGAAGGAACACAGAATGCTGCTGTAGGAACTACGATCGCTCTTCTTGAAAGAGGATCTAAAGTTATGTCAGCGATACACAAAAGATTGTATGGTTCTATGAAAAAAGAATTTAAATTACTGTCAAGTATTATAGCAACGTATCTTCCACCAGAATATCCATACGATGTTGTGGGTGGTGCAAGATTAATTAAACAAACAGACTTTGATACTAGAGTAGATATTCTACCAGTTGCAGATCCAAATATATTTTCTATGTCACAAAGAATTACAATGGCACAAACAGAGCTACAACTCGCTACATCTAATCCACAAATACATAATCTGTATGCTGCATATAGAAATATGTATGAAGCTATTGGTGTGAAAAATATTGACCAAGTTTTACCACCACCTGCACCTGTTCAACCGATGGATCCTAGCATGGAACACATTATGGCTCTTGCAGGAAAACCTTTTCAAGCTTTTTCAGGTCAAGATCACAGAGCTCACATTACAGCTCACTTAAATTTTATGGCAACTAATATGGTTAGAAATAATCCTGCTGTTATGGCTGCCATACAGAAAAATATTTTAGAACACATTAGTCTAATGGCACAAGAACAGGTACAATTAGAGTTCAGAGAACAACTACAACAACTACAAGTATTACAACAACAAGCTCCAGTTAATCCAGATGCCGCAAGACAAGCTCAAATTATCTCTCAACAAGTTGAAGCTAGAAAATCTGTGTTGATCGCAGAGATGACGCAAGAGTTTATGATGGAAGAAAAGAAAATTACATCACAATTTGACTCTGATCCTCTTCTAAAACTAAAAGCAAGAGAAGTTGATTTACGTGCAATGGAAAATGAACGTAAAAAACGTGCTGATGAGTCAAAAGCAGACTTCGACAGAGCAAAATTAATGCAAGCAAAAGACATTTCAGAAGAAAAAATGGATCAAAACGAAAAGTTAGCTAAATTAAGAGCTGGAGTATCACTTGCAAAGGCTGATAAACCAGGTATAACTGCTATTGAGGTTGAAGATTAATGCCACTGAACAAAAAAGGCCGTAAAATTATGAAATCCATGAAGGAACAATACGGTAAAAAACGTGGCGAAACAGTTTTTTACGCTTCTAAGAACAAAGGTGTTATTAAAGGCGTGGAAAAAAAGAAAAAAAGGAGCAAAAATGCAAAAACTAGATAAAATTAAGTTTGGTAAAGTTCCAGAGCAAAGCGTTGAGATAGATCCTAGATCTAAAACAACTGCTGACAAAGCTTTTAACTACATTGGTACAGGAAAACCTGAGTTAGAAGTGCAAGGTCAAGGTTCTGTAAGACCAGACAAGAGAAGAAAATCAAAGGCGTACTAATGGCTTGGTTCAGTTTAGCAAAAATCGCTTTGCAGGCTGGAAGTAAGATTTATTCCAACCGTCAAAAAACAAAAATGGCTATGTCTGATGCACAATTAATGCATGCAGAGAAAATGGCTAGAGGAGAAGAAGCTTATCAAGGTAAACTTCTTGAAGCTAGACAATCTGACTGGAAAGACGAATTTGTGTTGATAATTTTAAGTGCTCCGATTGTTGTATTGGCTTGGGCGGTCATAAGTGACGATCCGGAAGCTATGGATAAGGTTAAATTGTTCTTTGAATACTTCTCAACTCTACCATCTTGGTTTACAAATTTATGGATACTTGTAGTTGCGTCAATTTTTGGTATAAAGGGAACACAAATATTTAGAAACGGCAAGAAATAATT